TAAAAACGCTACTTTACCAGTTTTGAATCTTGAATTGATTCAAGATGGTCGATATGATTATTCAGATTTCTATAATAAATTACAGAATTCGGATATTTATTTCACAATGTCCGATATCGAGACAGGCGTGAAAAAAATTGGTAAGAAATTAACTAACCCATTATTAAAGGAAGAATGTTATAGTTGTGAAGATTGTTTGGGTGAAGAGTATTATCTATCTTATAAATTTACCGAAAGGGATACCAATAAAGCTGGGACATACGTAGGTAAATTCATTATTGAGTTCTTGGATGGTTCAGGTACTTTGATTGTACCTATACAAGAAGAGCTTATCATAAATGTAATCGAAGGTTACATTAAAAAATAGTTGTATCTCAACGATTTTTAGTGTATATTTGCGACAACCATAAGTCTATGGTTCTTGTTTGCAAACTATAATATTAAAAAAAATTATTTAATGTCTGAAATCAATTTTAATGTAATTGAACAGTTCATCGCAGGTAAAGATGAACAAAAGTATATTGTCGCAATTGAAGCGCCAAACAATGAGAATAAAGCTTACTTAGTTATCAATGACCCAGAAAGTGGTAAGCGTGTTGAGGTACACACTTACAAACCATTTCTTTGGATGAAAGAGGTTGTTGGTAAGACCCTATACAATGGTAATAGAAGTAAGTTACGTGAAGCAATGCTCAAATACGGTATTAAAATCGAAGTGTTGCGAATTCAAAATGATGAGGGTTATATACCCACCAGAATGTCAAGAGGTTTCAAATATCTTGTGACATGTAGCAAAACACCTAATGATTTAATAACATTCTTTAAACGAGGTGGTTTTGACCCGTTTAATAAAGAGAACTCAAGATTAATAATGAGAATTCAACCAGCTGAACAATTCTTAATTCAGACTGGTAAAAGAATGTTCAAGGGTATGGATGATTATGATGATTTGCATAGATTCCAATTTGACCTTGAAACTGAAGGTCTTAATCCAGAAACTGATGCCATATTTCAAATAGGTCTTAGAGATAATAAGGGTTTTGAAATGGTTTTGGAAACCATCGGTGAAACACAACAAGAACGTAGAGATTCTGAAAGATTGAATATCGTGACATTCGCAAACGAAGTAATGCGAATAAAACCAGATATAATTGCTGGTTACAACTCAGAAAACTTTGACTGGGATTTTTTTGAACGCAGATGTCAACGTCTTGGTCTTCAATTCGATAAATTATTATTTGGTTTTGATGGTAAAACAAATTTAAAAAGAATACCAAATTCTACTTTGAAATTGGGTAATGAGACTGAACGATATACACAAACAACCTTATGGGGTACAAATATATTGGATACTTCACATGCTGTAAGAAGGGCACAGGCAATTAATTCAGATATTAAGAGTTGGGGTCTTAAATACATAACCAAGTTTTCAAAAATAAATAAAAAGAACCGTGTTTATGTTGACGGTGATAAGATACATTCAACATGGGCTGATACTCGTGATTATTGGTTCAACGATGAGGATGGTTCTTGGGGTTTGTTGGAAGGTTCGCAATATGTTAATGAACTTCCAGAACCATTAAAAATGGTTAAAGGTGATTATATTGTTCAACGATATCTTTTGGATGACCTTTGGGAAACTGAGAAGGTTGATGCAATCTATAACCAAGCATCTTTCCTATTGGCTAAGTTATTGCCGACATCATATATGAGAAGTTCCACAATGGGAACCGCTGGTCAATGGACATTAATATTATTAGCTTGGTCGTATGAGAATGGTCTTGGTGTTCCAGATTATGAACCAAAAAGGGATTTTACTGGTGGTCTATCTAGGTTAATAGAAACTGGTTTTGCTGAGGATGTTGCAAAACTTGACTATGCCGCACTTTACCCTAAAACAACATTGACATATGATATATTCCCAGACTTGGATATAAGCGGTGTAATGAAAGGTCTACTTAAGTATGTTGTTGATACAAGGGATACCTATAAGGCACTTACAGGTGAATACAAATATAAATCAAAACAATTAAAAGAATCTAATGCAAGTGAAGAAGAGATTGAAAAAGCTTCAAAATTAGCATCTGATTATGATAAGAAACAATTACCACTTAAGATTCTAGCTAACTCATTCTACGGTTCATTCGGTGCACCATACATATTCCCATGGGGTGATAGTATGTGTGCTGAAAAAATCACATGTATGTCAAGACAGAACTTAAGATTATTGGTTAAGGTGTTTAAGGAAAAATATAATCTTAGACCATTAGTAATGGACACCGATGGTGTTAACTTTGCATTACCAAAGAATATCGATGAGATAAAATATGTGGCAAAGGGTAACCATTGGAAAACAAAGGATAAAGCAGGCGTTGAATTAATCGGTTTGGATGCTTGTGTTTCTTTCTTTAATGAAACATATATGGATAAGTGGATGGGTCTGGATGTTGATGATGTTTGTACTTCAACAATCAACTTCAAAAGAAAGAACTATGCTAACCTTATCGATGGTAAAGTTAAGTTGGTTGGTAACTCAATCAAGTCTAAAAAAATGCCAACATATATTGAAGAATTTCTTGATAAGGGGATAAGATTACTTTTGGATGGTAAAGGTCATGATTTCATAGAACATTACAATGAATATGTTGATATGATTTTCAATTATAAGATACCATTGGTTAAGATAGCATCAAAAGCTAAGGTTAAAGAAAGTGTCGATGAATATCTTAGAGAGTGTAAAACAAAAACAAAAGCTGGTAACTTTAAAGCAAGAAAAGCCCATATGGAATTGGTTTTGGAACATGATTTAAAACCAAATCTGGGTGAGGTTATCTATTATGTTAATACTGGTGAATCCAAATCAAAAGGTGATGTTACAGTTACAACTGATAAGGAAACTGGTCAAAGAACAGTTACACTTAATTGTAAACTTATACCTCAAGACCAAATAGAAACAAACCCAGAACTTACAACGGATGAATATAACGCACCAAGATATCTCAATGCGCTTAATAAGCGTATCACACCATTGTTAGTTTGTTTCAATGAAGATATAAGAGATAACATTCTTATCGATATGGTAAAAGATAAGAAAACCAAAAAATATGTACTGACTGAAAAAAGTTTATTCACAGAAAGTCAGTGTAAATTGGTGGCTGGATATCCACTTAAACCAGAAGACCAAGATTCTTATGAAGAACTAATGCAGATTGAGGATAAGGAAATTAAATTCTGGTTAGCGGCAAATGAGGTTCCAAATAATATGCCCAAAGAAGAGTGGGAAACTGTTAAAAATGATTATAAAGAACGTATTGAAGAAGAAAAGCAACAAAGATTATCTGATGAACGAGATAAAATAATTGAAATTGCTAAACGATTAGAGGTTAATGATTTAAACCTTATTAAATCTGAAGGTAACATACCTGATACTATCTTAGTATTCGCTGATGTTAATCCAGATACACTATCATTCACTTCAAAAGAGTGTGGTGATTCATTAATCGGCCTTGATGTACTATTCAAATATGAAGACTTGGCCAAGTTAAGAAATGAATTCTATCGTAAATTATTTCCATTCATTGAAACACCTAGTGCTCTATATGATAAATGGACAATGTTTGTTCATAAAATAAAGGATACGACAATAAAATCTGAATTAACAATTGATAACTGTCCATATTGGATTGATAAAGCGGTTGAAGTCGGTTATGACAATTTCCTTAACATGGAAATAGGTGAAATAACAGATATGTGGATTGAAGTATTAAGTGGTACCACCATTTCAAATTCTACTGATGATGAGTTTGACGAAGAACATGCTACCGATATGGTTCTTAATGAAATGATTGAATCATTTGATGAAGAAGAAATTGATGAAATCATGGGTAATAAAGATTCTGATGATATTATGTCATTGGTTAAAAATGAAATGATGAATATTTCAGAATCAGAAATCCTTTAATACACCCAGAAACCTAAAGGTCTATATTTTAAAGATTGGTTAAGGAATTCGGCTTCTTTAGCACCTCTTTCAAGCTGACTAGTTGATGATAATCTAAGTAATCTCTCATCCAGTCTTTCTAATATGGCCTTTCTTTCTTCATTACCTTCTGATATTAAAGTTTCGTAGTCCAATGTACGTTCAGCTTCTGGTGGCCCAACAATACCACCGAATTTACCTCTTGTTCTACCCAAAGCTCTTTTAGCTTCAGCGAAGAATAATTGACGTATCAATGTTTTTGTTGGTTCATTGAATCTTTCATATTCCAATTTAGCCAAAGGAACATCATTTGGCATTAAAATAATATCTGGATTTTCCAATCTACATTGGTCAACGTTTTCTGGTGTTGTATCGTAATAATGATACCAAACTTGACATCCAGTCATATTGATACTGCTACTGGTAGCACCACCGATACCATGACCAAAAGATAGTTTTGAACCTGGTGTTGACATCAAATGTAATAATCTGGTGCCATTAGGTCCAGCTGTTACCTTATACACCAATTCACTTCTTAGTATCCTATTTTTAAGATTGAAATCTGAAGCTGTCAATAGAATATCATATGCTGGAGCGATATAATAACCACCAGCACCACCAGCACCAGCCGCATTAAATCCACCACCTGTTGAACCCAATTGACCATAACCACCACCAAAACCATAATCAATACCAGCGTAGTTGGCAAATAAAGCCATATCAGTCGTTGGTGGTGTTATCCATAACACCTCATTTATTTCTCTACCAGCTGGTATCTGATAAACTTGTTTACCAGCTTCTAATTCAACGTAATCTTTTTTTAACTCCCATGGACCTCTGGCTTGTAAACCCACTTGTTTTGAATAAGCATAAGTATAAGATGTCATAAAATCCAAAGACCTTACACTTAATGCGAATGACATATCAATCGTATCAACATTCTGGCCCAGTAATGATTGCCATTGATGTTCAATCAACCATTCTTGTACATATTGAGAGTAATCCTCAATTGCAATTTCTAATAAGGTGCATAATTGTTCGTCTGTAAGTTCTATGTTACGTATGGGTGCTCCCATCGTGTGTCTGAATCTTTCAAACAATTTTTCCTTTTCTGAATTTGATACTGCCATCTTATATTCCTTTTAATATAAATATAAGAAATTTCAGTAATCGTTATTCGTTCAGTAGTTTTTTAATTATATCAAAACCTTCTTCAATTGTCATAAATGATTTTTCTGGTATAAGTATTTTTTTCTTAACGATAACAATCGGTACGCTATCAGCACCACTTATTTCCATTATCTTATTGAATTCCAATTTATATCTTTTATCGTTAATATCGATTTCTTTGAATTCAATATCATCATCTTTTAATAGACCCTTTAATTTATCGCAATAAGGGCAACCTTCCATTGTATATACTCTAACCATGATTATTCAATTATATCTTTTACTATGTCATCCATGTCATTATTATTACCTATGATTTGGTCAATGACATTCTTTTTATGTTTTAATGTATACCACATTCTTGTACTGATTGTATCGTCAAATAGTTGGTAATAAACTGATACATTATTTTTCTGCCCAATTCTGTAGCTACGGTCTTCAGCTTGTTCATTATTACCAGGCACCCAATCAAATGAATTGAATATAACCGTGTCTGCTGCGGTTAGTGTTATACCAACACCAGCTGACATAATATTACCGATGAATACTTTTTTCTTTGGGTTATTTTGAAACTCATCAACAGAAAATTGTTTATCTTTATCACTCATTGAACCATTATGAACCACACACTGATTACCAAAATGTTCCTGTAACTCTAATAATTCATCGGTAAATGTGGTAAAAATAATTATCTTTTTACCCTCTTCAAGCGCATTTTCAGCTAATTCTATTGTGTTAGGTATCGATTTTAACGCGATGAATTGTCTAAGTAATATCAACTCAACCAAATCTCTTTGTGGTTTCCCACGTTTCTTTTGTTCCTTCCTTTTTATAAGATACTCTTCCCATAGGTTATCGTATTCAACCCATTCCTTAGATGTTAATTCATTGAATACTGGTATGATTGTCTTTTCAGGCATATCCAATACATCTTCTTTCATACGTCTCAATACCTTATTCTTTATACGTATTGATAGTTCATTTAAGTTTGAGTTACCATCAATTACCCATATGTTTTTAATCTTACCATTCTTCATTTTTTTCTTGAAGTTCTTGGCATCGCAATATCTTTTAACGTAGAACTGCCAATTATCAGATAATGGGTGTCCAATGATTTTAAGAAGGTTATAAAGGTCTTTAGGTCTATTTGCTACTGGAGTACCAGTTAATAACCAAACGTTCTCAAAAGCGTTCTTTTTGACCAAATCAGTAACGATTGAACCTCTTATACTTTTATGATTTTTCAAATAATGCGCTTCATCAACAATTAAGGTATCGAATTTT